TAGCTTTTGCTTCTGCTTCCGCCTTTGATTTAGCTTCTGCTTCTGCCTTTGCTTTAGCTTCCTGTTCAGCTTTAGCTTTTTCCTCGGCTTCCTGTTTAGCTTTTGCTTCTGCTTCCGCCTTTGCTTTCGCTTCTGCTTCTGCCTTTGCTTTAGCTTCCTGTTCAGCATCTTCTTTTTCTTTAGCATAGCCTAAGTCAACAATTTCTTTTCCTTTATTTTCTTCAATTTCAAATTCATGACCTTCACGAAATGGAAGATCAAATCTTGCCAAAGGAAGCAATGCGATTAACCAAATTTTTTTCATTTTTTATTAAGTTTTATGTTTAACAAATAATCTGCAAACTTTACGCATGCAGATTATTTTAAAACTGATTAAACTGTTTTGAAGAAACTATTTACTGCGAAAGCTTTTTTGTTTGCCACTTGAACATCCGCTTCCATATTAACAACAACTTTTACGCTGTTTGCTCCTGCTGCAGTTAATGGATCAACAACAAAAGCAATACCGCCCCATTGTCCAACAAACAGTTGGCTAAAATCTCCAAAAATTGCAGTATGTAATTCAGGCGTTCCTGCAATAGTTTTCACTAAAGAAGTTGCTACTGATTTAATACCACCTATTTTACCATTTTCAGCAATAAAACCAGCACCAGTTCCTTTTTGAATAGTCTCTAATAATGCCATCAATGTAGGATCAAGCAAATAACCTAAAGATACTTCTGTAGAATCTGCTGCTTGAATTTTTCCTTTTAACTCATTGATTAACGCCCACGTTGGAGTTGCCGCCGCCGTAGAACTTCCAGCACCTAAACCTGACATATTTAATAACCCTAAAGGATCTTTAACACCTAAACCATTAATTGAAGCATCATTTAAAGCTCTACCTGCTGCATTTCTAAGATTATTCATAACCATTGTCTGAGCATCAACAGAAGAATTATTAAGCAATCTGTTTGAAATCAACACAACAGCCGCCGCTCTTTTTGGGTCTAATTCAGGACCGGTAATAGTCGCTTTTTGAGAAGTAGCTTCCTCGGTTTCATTGTACCATGAAAAAGCATAGTTTGCAGGCACAGGCAAAGGCAATTTCCCACCTGAAAGCCCTGTTAAAACAGTAGCACCTAATTCCTCAATAAATAATTTAGGAATAAATGATTCTACTACTCTTGGAGCTTGTGGCTGTACTAATTTACCTCCATAATTACCACTATCTTCAGAAACTGTTTGAGCTGAAGCACGAACCATTGTAGCAGGCATAATAAAAGAATGATCAGCAACATCTTTATTAGATGCACGCATTTCAGAAACCCCTAAATCATGCACTTCTTTTTCCGCACCTTCCCATTTTCCTGATCCAGCCATTCTAATAGCTGTACCGATATTAAAACGTGTTTGAAGTTTTTCGATTTCTCTTTGCTCACCATCCTTTCCGTCTTCTGAACTAACAGATTTACCAGGTTTAACAATACCAAAATCACGCTGGTTTTCTTCCATTTTTTCAGCGATTTCTAAAGCAGATCTTTTTTCATCAATTTGCTTTTGCAAATCATTAAACGACTTAGTTTCCGCTTCATTTAAATCTCGATTTTCTTTTTGTGCAGTTGCCAAAAGAGCTTCCTGCGAGCTTACAAATCCACTAAGCTCTTGTCTGATTTCAACAGATTTTTTCATTTTACAAACGATTTTTATTAATTGATACTTGAGCTTCAAAGGTTGATAGCCCTTTATTTTCTCTAACCTCTTCAGGTTTATTTTCTTTATTCAATTCCGCTCTTATCGATTCAATCATTTCGACAGAACGTTTCAACGCGTCAGGATTTGAACCTAGCGGAACAATTGACCACTCTAACAATTCAGTTCTTGTGAAATACAATACACCAGGGTTTTCTCCATCGGCTGCAATTCCCATTCTCCACTCGAGCGGATTCGCTCCAACCGATGCCATTCGCAAAGTTCCTTCCTTAACTTTTTTCCAAATTTTCTCAGCTGTAGGATTTGTTTCTTCGCTCTCGAAACGCACTTTTCCGATTAACTGCTCACCCTCAACCCATACTTCAGAAGTTCCTAAAATCATATCAGGATTATCTGACCATGTGCGGTGACCATAAGCGACAATCGGATTATTTTGATAGCGTTTTAAATCCCAACCATCTATTTTAAATATGGTATCATAACTGTCAACAGCTTCAGTCGAAATAACAAATTCAGCCTCTCTGTTTTTAATATTTTCTTCACTCAAAGCACGTATTACGGCTTCACGAATTACTGTATCAGGTGCTTGGATTTTTTTCATTTTTAGAAATTCTTAAATTATTCTCGATCTGTTTTTCTGTATATGTATTTGCCGGAGTTAAATGTTCATTCAACAAATCAGGACCGTTATTTTCATCTTCTTTTCTTCTGATTTCCTGTCGGCTGTAAACTCCCAACGTTCCCATTTTTGAATAATATTCACCACGGCTTTTAATATCTGCACGAAGCAATACATTGATATTTCCTTTGAAATAACAAGTTGTTCTTTCTTTTGAACTCAAAAGTTTTTTAGTAAACTCTTGTTCAATATTTGTTACTAAAGGCTGAATTGTATCGCTAACGTGATCTAAAGACTGCTGTTCGATATTATTATTCGTGGACTGCTCAAGCGATTTGATTTTATGAGGCGCTATATTGAACCAGCGTGCAATATCTTCGATATTAAATTTTTGCTGTTCGATAATTTGCAATTCCTGAGGTGTAATTGTGATTGGATTAAATTTCATTCCTTCATCTAACACTACTACTCTATCAGCAGATTTTTCACCCATTGCGTTACGCCATGCAGTCGTTATTCCTTTCTTATCTTTAATCACTTTATCAGTTTCTACAACTCCTTGACGAACACCTTTGCTATTCATATTAACAGTTGCAAACTCTTGTGTTTTTAAAGCTAAATCCAACTGCATAGATGCAAATGTGATTGTAGAAATACCAACCAAACCATTTAGAGAGAATTGCTTAAAGTGTAAAACTTCAGACGACATTAACGGTTTACTGTATCCGTTTACATAATAGAATAATTCACCTTTACTCAATACAACATCCGTAACATCATCCCACGGAATATACTTTACTGATTCAGGATAACCATTGTTATATGATATTATTTCAAAAAGACAATTACCGCGTAAAGGCAATGAAACACCTATCAACTTTTTAAAAGTGTAAGGTGTCATTAGGTAATTAGGCTGTTTTGAAACTATAAAATCGGCACTGTGATTAACCAATCTTTCTTTATTACCATCAATATCTTGATAGAGTGCAAAAGGTGTTTTCGCCAAGTCGTTTGAAATCTGTTCAACGGCATTAAAAACAGCCGCTAACTTTAGCGATTCTTTAACTTTAAGATTAGAAGTACCTATTCCGCCATAAGAAAAGTATGGACTGCAATCATTCATTAATGTTAATACCCCTCTTTCCTGAGGTGAGCTAAACAATCGAGAAAAGGCACTAACGAAAATTGAC